GCGAGGATCGTCTTCGCTCATACGCTTGTTCATATCAAATACCTTTGCTGTGCGAGGCTATTTTGCTTCGTTCTGGATTTCGTCTTTGAGGTGCAATAGGCGACGTAGTTCAGCAATACGCCCTTGGGTACGGCGCATTTCATCTACGTCAGTAATTTTTTCTAAGGTGTCCCGGCAGATATCAATGCGGGATTCGACGTATGCCTGTAGAAGAGCATAGGTGTCCGGGTCGTTAACAAGCGGTAGGAGAGTTCGTGAGAACTGCTTATCCATTTACCGCTCCCTGTGGACCGGCTGGCGCTGGGTTACCCCCGTTCGCTCCTCCACCACCGCCAGTGAAGCCCTGTGCGTTAGGCTCAGGGGCTGCGCCCGGAGCAATGTTACCGGCACCGTTACCTGTGGGGTCACTTGGCGACGGAGGGCCAGCTTCACCGCCCTGACCGGGCTGCTGCTGGGGCATCATCGACGCAATTTCAGACATCATCTTGGCCTGAATAGCTGCCTCAGTCGGATCGTTAAGAACCTTGTCCTCATGCAGATCCATAGACTTAGCCAACTCACGCAGGATGTAGTCGTACTTAACAAACGGTGCCATCGTCGGATTGGCGGTCATTTGCATAAACTGCAACAACTTCTGACTGCGGACTTCGCTACGCAGGAGGCTTTCCGTACCCCGGGCAACCACTTCCAGATCGCCAAGGAAGATCTTGTCGAAGTTAAACTGCATGTTAAACGCAAAGTGCGCCTTGCCCCACGGGGCCAGCAGGTAGTCGTCCACATTACGAACGACCGCTTTCACGTTCTGCGCCGCTGCACCCATGAGCATCGACATACCGGAAGCCGTACGGCCAACACCCATGACGCCCGTAGAGCCGTGTGCGAACGATGGCATACCGGTGGACTCGTCCGACAGCTGTCGAGCCTTGTCGAACATCATCATGCACTCGTTGGACACGTTCGGGAATTTCGTACCGAAGATGGCCTGTCCGGGCGCACCAGACTGACGGCGAAAGACCTTACCCGGATATAAATCCATCGACTGCCCGGGCACGAGGTTGGTCTCGTCCACTTCAACAATCAGGTTACCCGACAGGGCTGCGTTATCGACGGCCATACGCATAAAGCCGTTCATCAGTAGCTGGGTGTCTTCCATGTTCTCAGCCACACCGATACCGAAGAACGAATACGGGTTCAGTTCGTACGGCGCGGCGTTGTAGGGAATACGCTCAGGCTTGAACGGGTTCAGTACGAGACGGAGGATCTGACCGTTACAAATCCAGACGTTGGCCTGAATCTCGTCATTCTCCATCAACTCGTCAGGGATATCGAGGTCAGCCTTCTCGGCCTCATCACGATCCACATACCCCCAGTACTCCAGCACCTCATAGCGGCTGAAATCTTCCGTACGCGAATCGTCCTCAAGGACATCCTCCCACCACTCGGCGGTGTAATTCGGGCCAGCCTCGATCGCCAACTCAATGCTCTCATCACGGAACATAGGGCGCTTCTTAAGCTGACGCAGCTGGTGCTTGGTGTAGCGGTGACGCTGTACGGTAAACTCGGCCTCACTGATATTTCGCGCATCGGGGTCCGGGTAGAAATTCCAGATCGACACAGCCTCAGACTTGGCTACCGTCTCGAAGATAGGCTCGTACTCACCGTCCTCGTTCCACTTCGGGTATTCCTTGTCGAAGGCAAACGGCCCCTTCATAACCCCGGTGCCAAACAGGCAGAGTTCAAACGTAAACGAGCGCAGGTGCTTACTACCATCGCTCTCTTCAAGCTGATCGTGAATTAGGCGCTCCATGCGGATGGCACCCTCACGGGCAGGGTCGAAGGTAGCAGAGTCGGGCGTCTTACCCGGCCCCTCAACCAACGAGTCCTCAACGTCCTCTAGCCGGTCCTCATAGCCACCCAACATCTCAAGGATCTCTGGGCGGGTATTGAGGCGCATCTTATCCGCAGCCTCAGAACCCAGCCGTTCTTCAATCTGTTCGCTGCTGGGGCGCTTGGGATCAAAGCTAACCGTCGAAACACCGGTAGGAACCTTAGTAGCTTCCACACCGATCGGGAATTTATTACCGGAAAACAGCACATCAGAAATCTGTGCGTAGGCCGCAAGCACCTTCGTCTTGGTGATCTTAACGAAAGCCTGTGACTTCTCATGATCAGAGAACTGGACATCCGGGCCATACAGACCACGGTAGTTACGGTAGGACTTTACCCACCGCTGCTCGTCCTGTAGGCGCTGATCCTTAGCCCGAGTGTACCGACCGTGAACATAGGCGCTGAGACCGGAGTATTCGATATTCTCCTGTGCAACGTCTTCGTCTTCTTCGAGGAATGTAGAACCTTTTTCAAGATTCTGCTCGGGCTTTTCCATTAGTGCCATAATTTAATACCCAAAACTCTTATCTGAGGGACGCCACCCACCAGCAGTGGCGTGTTTTCCAATTTCTTCAAACGGTGAAGCCGATCGTGGTCGGCTCATAATTCCATAACGCACACTGTCGTAGGCGTGATCGTGTGCATACCGGGGATCAATATCATCAGTCCCTTTAGGATCTGTCGGAATAACCGGAATGTCCGCAATGATCTGACGACAGTTATTGAAAAAGATTATGCCCGGTAGTTCCGTTTCTTCGTCTACCTTAAGCAACTCATGCAGCCGGTTTTTACCCGCAACCCGCGCTCCGTTGCTGCGATCCGATGGACGCCACTTACAGCCCATCGTAATCATTTCCTCGGCAATAGAAGGACCAATCTGGCCTCGCTGGTGCCAACAGGAACTATCGAGCATCCCGTACTGTATGCTTTCGCCCTGTTCCGCTTCTAGCACAGCCCGACCCAGATCCTTACCCGTATGCTTTGATACATACAGTTCGCGATAGACGTACAACGTCTCAAAGTTAGGATCTATTGCGAACCAATGTACGGCGCTGTATGAACTGTAACCATAATCGCAAGAGCGAAAACGTCGCCAGTCGTCGGGTATCTCAAAAGGCTCAACAGTGTGAACATGTGTTTTAAACTCTGGAAATGCAGCACCTTCGGCTAGATTCCAGTCACCTTCAAGTAACTGGCGTCTTTGCATTTCGGGTAGAGAAAGAAGGTTTGCTTCGTAGTCACCGCCGTCAAACAAATATGGATTGTCTTTCAGCGTTGCAGGAATAAAAAAAGGTGTGGGGTGCTGTGTTAACTCATCAAACCCAATGTAACAATTCTTGTTAACTAGACCTGTCTCTGTGATATAATGGTTTGATGACTTAACAGTTAAGTCTACTACATTTTTATATGGAGATTTTTCTAATGGAATTACCTGAACAATTCCCACTGACGAGGGAACAACTAGAGGCCGCTGCTCTAGCTTATAGGGGTGGCTATACTGTCTGCATAGGTAACGGGTATGTGAAAGAGTACAATCCGTTTCATCCTCGTTCAGACCGCCGTGGTTTAGTCCTTCAGCACCGGCTTGTGGTAGAACGCGATTTGAATCGAATTCTTTCTCCTGAAGAGATTGTTCACCACACAAATCGTGACAAAAAGGACAATCGTATTGAGAACTTAGAGTTGTTTTCTTCTGCGTCCGAGCATATGTCTCATCACCATAAGACAGATGGTCGTGCAGCTTGCTATGACCCCTACACGATTGATCAAGTTCGTCTTGCTGCAAAAGACCCGAACAAAAGTCTAAATTCTCTTGGCCTTTCTCCGATAACGGTCGCAAAAATTTGCCGCATGTACGACATTGAGTGGCTTCATGGTAAAAATTTAACTGAGGATCAGGTCCGTGAAGCACTACGGGGTAGAAGTACCCGTGAGGCGGCAGATCTTCTAGGTGTCCACCCTCAGACCCTGTATAATCGTTTTGATCACCTGTTGGAGAAGAGAAAGGCTCCGGGTTTCCTGGCTGAGGTAATTCAAGATGTTCTGCACTCAGCCATTCGATTGGGGATGAACGAAACTGCTCGACGTTACGAGACAAATCGGACAACTGTGAATAAGGCTTTGAAGAAAGCAGGGCTATGGGATGAGTATAGGGGTGCAACTGCTCACCGAGTAGGTGGCCCTCAGAATCAAAGACTTTAACCTTAACACACTTCTTTCGGAGCCTCTGGGATACCCATTCTAGAGGCTTCGGCCCTTCT